CTATTGAATACGCAATAAGTCGATCTGATACAAGAAAACAAAAGGAAGAACCTATGTTAGAAGAACAGATGGAACTATTTAACGAGGGTGGTTTAAAAGACGAAGGTGGTGAAGTAGACCCTGAGTCTGGTAATGACGTGCCTATTGGTTCTACCAAAAAAGAAGTACGTGACGATATACCTGCTATGTTAAGTGAAGGTGAGTTTGTTTTTCCTGCTGACGTTGTGCGTTACATTGGTTTAGAAAATTTAATGCGTTTAAGACAAGACGCTAAAATGGGTCTAAAGAAAATGGAAGCTATGGGGCAGATGGGTAATAGTGAAGAGGCAACTATACCAGACGATATGCCTTTTGATATGGCTGATCTTATTATTGTAACAGGTGAACCAGAAGAAGATAAACCAAGAGAAATGGCAGAGGGTGGTGTGCTTACAGGACAACAAGGTTTGTTTGCTGATCCTAGATTTGCAGGACAAGGTGTAAGTCCTACTCAAAGATATACACCTGCTCAAATAGAAAACATAAGATCAGGTTTAGGTGGACAGTTTCAACAAATAGAACAAGACATTAAAGATACAGATAAAACAAAAACGGATCAACCAGTAGTAGCTCAACCTGAACAAGCTGAAGTACTAGCACCAGAAACAGATTCAAAGTTTGATAGAAGACGTAGTGAAACAAGAGGCTTCAATAAATTTATAGAAGAGCAAGAGGGTCACGGTGGCGCATTTGCAACTATAAAACAGTATGAAGACAGGGATGCCGTAGATTGGCTAAAGGCTGCTACAGATATAAATAGTCTTGCAGGAGATATAGTCACTAAGCTACCTATTGTAGGTGACTTAGTTAGCTTGAGTTATCAAGGTGCTAGAAAGTATGTGCAAGAACAAAAAATAAAATTACCAGATGGCACATTTAAATTTCCAGATAGTATGGATGCAGATACTAAATTTGCATTACAAATATTTGAAAAGTCTAAGAAGCCAAAGGGTATACTATCAGTATTGAAAGATGTATTTCAAGGCAAGACACTTAAAGAAGCATTTACACCTGAAGAGTATGAGCAGCTTACAAAAGAAGAACTTGCTAAAATTAAAGAGATAAGAGATAGAGCTAAGCTAGAAGCAAAGAAGAGGCGAGATGAGTATAATAATATGTCTGCAGCCGATAGAACACAAAGAAGACAATTCTTAAATGTTGGTGTTTACAATGACGGTTCTGGAACAATTATTCAGATGAAGGGCGATCAGGTACTGTACCAAGTAAATGGGCGAAATACATACGTCAATGTTTCAGATATTATAAAACAGGGAGATGATCCCTCGCTATTAATGGAACGTATACTTGCATCAAAGTATGTGGGATACGATGAAAAGGGTAAACCTGTACCTGTAAAGAGTGAGGCAGAAGTAAATTCTGATATACCTAACTATGCACAAGATAATGCTAATACAGGTGAACAAATATCAAATAATTTAAAAGTTCTTAAAGAGGAGGATATGCCACCTAAAAGACCCGATAGTATAGGATTAGTAGATACAACTGTAGGTCCAGACGCAGAAGATGTAAATGCCCTTTTTCAACCAGTTACAGAAATATCTCCAGAATTACCATTAGGAATAGGAGGAACTGAACCTTTATCTAGTGTAGAAGCTACCTTAAATGAAGCAGCAAGTTTACAAGCTCCAGAAATTCCTGATACTACAGGAGAAGGTGAAGGTCCTCCGTTAGATGCTCCTGAACTAATAGAGCCAGATATTACAGATTTAGAAAAAACTTCTAATATTATAACTTTAGAAGACGGAACTAAATTTGATACTACAGGTTTAACACCATACCAAATAGATATGTTACTTCCTAAAAAAGTAGATGATAAAAAAGTAGATGATAAAAAAGTAGTCACTTCTGATCCTGCATCTGTATCCGTAGAACAATCTACAGTAGAGCCAACAGAATACGCAAGTAAGGGTCTTGAATTTTTAGGTGAATCAGGAATTGTAGATAAAGTTAAAGATTTTGGATCAAGTTTATTTGACTCTATAAAAAGTTCTTTTGCTAAAGGCAGAGAAGAACAAGAAGAACGTGATAGGATATTAGCTGAAAATATTAGAAAAAATAGAATTGCTAGAGAAGCTCAAGCTGCTAGAGATTTAGCGGCACAAAGAGCTGATGAAATTGCTGCTGCTAAAAAACAAGCAATTACACCTACAAAAGAACGAGATGTTGCTATAGATACAATACTAAAAACAGCAGATAGTGGTAAAGGAGCATCTCAAAAAACAATAGATATTGTTAAAAGTATTCAAGAAAAACAAAAGAAAGAAGCAGAAAAACAACTTGCAGGAGACATTGATATTCAAACTAAAAAACCCTATGTAGCACCTACTGCACCCACAATAAAATATGATGCACCTGCAGGACCATTTGCTAAAGGTGGACTAGCTAAAATGAAAGCTAAGAAACCTGCAAAAAAGAGGAAAGGTGGACTAGCCTCTAAAAAGAAATAGACCACATATAATCTAGCTACCAATCCCCCATATTGGCTACGATTGCCCTAGAAAGGAGAACTGACAATGGCTGAAGCTGCTGTTATGACTGAGGAAGCAACACCTAAGAAAGTTGCATTTGTTGACCGCCCTACTGCTAATGAAGAGCGAATCAAAAAAGATGAAGAAGAATTAAAATCTCTTCTTAATGAAAAGGATAATAAAGAAGTAGAAGAAGTTCAAGAACCTGAACCAAAATCTGCTGAAGAAAAAACCTTTAAGAAAAGATATGGAGACTTACGTAGACACTCTCAACAAAAAGAGGGAGAACTACAAGCTCAAATAGATGCACTTAAAAAACAACTAGATGAGTCTACTCGTAAAGAAATAAGTTTACCAAAGTCGGATGAGGATATAGAAGCGTGGGCTAAAGATTATCCTGATGTGGCTGCAATAGTAGAAACTATAGCTATTAAAAAAGCACGAGAGCAAACAGAATTGCTTGACAAACGTGTAAAAGAGATAGATACTATGCAGTCTAATGTAACAAAAGAAAAAGCAGAAGCTGAACTTTTACGTTTACATCCAGACTTTAATGAGATAAGAGAGACAGATGACTTTCATAATTGGGCTGAAGAACAGCCTAAATGGGTACAAGATGCTCTCTATGAAAATGATAGTGATGCTCGTTCTGCAGCTAGAGCCATTGATCTGTATAAAGCAGATATGGGTATAGGCAAAAAGAAAGAGCCATCATCAAAAGATGCGGCTCGTGCTACTAATACTAGAAATGCACGATCAAAGCCACAAGAAGATGACAGTAGTGATTACTTACGAGAATCTGCCGTTCAAGCAATGTCAGCTAAACAATATGAAAAAAACCAAGATGCAATAATGGAGGCAATCCGCACTGGTAAATTCATATACGATATATCAGGCAATGCAAGATAAGTGTTGACAAATAGATTATTATAAGTATAACTATATGTTATAATGTTTATTTACCCTATTTTATAGCAACTTAATAAACATACCATAGCAAGCTCCAGAAAGTTTAAATTACTCTGTGATAAAAAGCCCAGAGATTTGAGTGTAGCGCAACACTCTTATTTTTTGCACCTTTTTATTTGGACCTTTAAAGTGTATTGGTGTTTCGCATTTGATAGTTTTAATATGAAGGGATTAAAATCATGGCATTTAAAACTGCAGCAGGCTATGGTAATCTGCCTAATGGTAACTTTTCACCAGTTATCTATTCCAAGCAGGTTCAACTAGCCTTCCGAAAAAGTACGGTTGTTGGTTCAATCACTAATTCGGATTATTTTGGCGAAATCTCCGCAATGGGAGATACAGTCAGAATCATCAAAGAGCCAGAGATCACCGTCAAAGAGTATGCTCGTGGAGCGCAAATTACTCCTCAAGACCTCGATGACGAAGATTTTACACTCGTTGTTGATAAGGCAAATTATTTTGCTTTCAAAATGGACGATATTGAAGAAGCACATTCTCATGTGAATTTCTCACAGTTAGCTTCTGATCGTGCCGCATATCGGTTAGCCGATCAATATGACCAAGAAGTTCTTGGATACCTCTCAGGCTTTAAGCAATCAAGCATAAGCTCTCTAGCAGGTACAGCAAATGACACTGTTTCAGGATCAAAGGCTGTGTCTACTGCAGGGTCTGACGAATTGCTAACAAGCATGAAGTTGAGAAAAGACTCTTTTGGTAACATCACCACATCAAGTGCAGGTGACCACTCTATCCCACTCGCTCCAAGAATGGGCGGTGCAACATCGCAGGCTACTGCGACTGCTACACCATTGCAAGTTATTGCTAGAATGGGCAGACTACTTGATACACAGTTTGTGGATGCACAGGGTAGATGGTTAGTACTACACCCAACATTCGTTGAAATTCTAAAGGACGAAGACTCTCGTCTTCTAAATGCAGACTTTGGCGAATCAGGTGGATTACGAGCAGGTCTATCTGTTGGCAGAATACATGGCTTTGATGTATACATGTCTAACAACCTACCATCTGTAGGTACTGGACCTGGGACATCTGGCTCTGCAAACCAAAACTCAAACTACGGTGTTATTGTTGCAGGTCATAGTTCCGCAGTTGCTACTGCAGAGCAAATCAACAAAACCGAGACATATCGTGACCCTGACAGCTTTGCTGACATTGTTCGTGGTATGCATTTGTACGGCAGAAAGATTCTCCGACCAGAGGCTCTTGTAACTGCTAAATATAACGTAGCGTAAGAGGAGGAATA